ACGTAAAGCAGGCGAAGTGTTCACCTCTATAACACGTAACATGGAAAGTGCGATAGACAGATTCGTAGAAACAGGTAAGTTTAGTTTCGGTGACTTTGCACGTAGTATTATACAAGACATGTTAAAGATTGAACTAAAAGCAGCCGCAAGTAAAATCCTAAGTAGTATATTTGGTGCAGGTGGATTAGGTGGTTTCTTAGGATCAATATTTGGTTTTGCAAATGGTGGTCAACCTCCAGTAGGTAAACCAAGTATTGTTGGAGAACGTGGTCCTGAACTATTTGTACCTAAAACAGCAGGCACAGTTGTTCCTAATGAGATGTTAGGTGCAGTAGGAGCAGGTGCAGTTAATGCACCAGTTACTAATAATTATTACACATATAATATTGATGCAATTGATTCAAGATCCGTCGCACAATTCTTTGCTGAGAATCGTAGAACAATGTTAGGTACAATTCAATTGGCACAAAAAGAGTTGCCATATATGAACAGATAAGGAACAAGATATGGCAGGTTTACAAAATATCATAGACAAATGCAATGGTTTAAAAATCAATCGCAGAAACGTTGTGGGTATTCAGATTACTCGCAACGAAATCCCTCGCACAAGTTTTACGCCAACTAAAAATCCATGGCGTTTCACATTAGATATGCCAAACAGTTATCGTTATAGTGAAGCACGTGCATTAATGGAAGAACTTGACAGACTAGACCGTTATTTGCCTGAGACAATTACGTTTAGCAATAACAGCAAATTTAGTTGGATGTTTGCATATCAAGGCGCAATGAGTGGTGCACAAATAAGTAATATTACAGTAAGTTCTTTTACAGGCAACCAATTAGTATTAACTAATTTACCAGCAGTTAGTCCAACTACCGTATTGTTTAAAGCAAATGATTTGATTCAAATTGGCGCAAGTAATGCATATCCATTCCCATTCACTAGCGAAACAGAAGTATTACGTGGATCATTATCAACTGTAACAGTTACTACACATAGACCAAACATACTATCAGGTACATTAACTGGTTTAGGTATCATTGTAGGAAATGCATGCCAATTTCAAATGTTTTGTATCAACATGCCTGTTTATAAATTAATAGTAGGTGGCATGACAGGTACAGTAAGTGCACCAACAAACAACGCAATCATTGAATGGAGTGATGTGTTTGAATTATATGAATATGTAGGAAACGCATAATGCAAAATATTCCAGCAGTTGCTAGTGATCCAAATTATGTTATTAACGCAGAGTTTGTAAAGTTATCAATTTACAATTCTACGTTAGCCAATGCCATTAGTGCAGGTAATGAATGTACTATTCAAGTAAGTGGTAATACAAATTGGACTGCGATTGGCGCAAATTCAAATGCAGTTGGTACAACATTTACTGCAAATTCAGCAGGAACTGGTAATGGGTACGCATATGTTACAAGTGTTTACACATTTAGTAGTTCATATAAATCAGAAACCATTAATGGTCAAACATATACACCATTAGGCGGTTTACTTTCAGTTGGTGTACAGCAACGTGACTTGCGTGTTACATCAGCGGATACATCAATCAGTTTGTCAGGCATAGGTAATAACAATATTAATCTTGTATTAGACAATACAATCAGAGGTAGCAAAGTAGAAATTATTCGTGGTTTCTATGACAATAACTTTGTTTTGACAAGTAACGCACATCGTTTTACAGGTATTGTTACCAGTTATAACATTACAGAAGATAGACAAGAAAAAGACGATAACTTTACAGTTACCATTAACTGCTCAAGTTATAAAGCAATATTGGAAAATCGTGTTGCTGGACGTAAGACCAACAAACAAAGTTGGCAAGTATTCAACAGCACTGATAGCAGTATGAATAATGTTTATAGTATTGCTGATACACAATTTGACTTTGGTAAAAAGCCAGGCCCAACAAGACCAAACCCAAGTGGTGCAGGACTAGAAGGTGGTATTACCAATGAAAGTTTACAGAATTTTGAGCAACCTTAAAATAATAAATTACATAGAAGTAAAGAATATGAATACTATAATAAATGATGTACATAAAAAAATAATTTATAATTATTATTTGAATCATTATAAAGATAATAATATAGCCAATATGGAATATAAAAAATTAGAATATGTATTAAACAACAATAAAAATTTTAAATTGATTTCTTTTGGAAATATTGTATTTTTATTAAAAATTGAAAATGACGATGTAGAATTTCATAGTATGGGAAAAGAAGATAGTGTTTTTGCATTTGTTAAGGATGTTCATAAATTAATTAATTATGTAAAACAAATGAATGTAAAATCAATAAGTTCATATAGTAATGATGTTGTATTTAAAAAAGTAGTTAAAAGACTTAATTTAAACATTAAGAATGAATTAAATGCGGGACCAGATGGTACCACTTATAATTATTATAAATTGGAGTTTTAATTATGCCAGTATTTGTAGCCATCGCCGCAGCCGCAACAGCAATTGGAACTGCAATTGCAGGCGCTGTTGCAGGTATTACTTTAACAGGTGTTGCCAGTTTTGCCGCACGCACATTATTAACAATTGGTATTAGTAAGTTAATTGCTAACCGTGCAAATAAAACTGCCGCCGGTACACAAGATAGCGGCGCACGTGTTCAGTTACCTCCGGCAACAAACAACAAGTTACCAGTTGTATATGGTAAGGCATATATTGCTCCAGTCATTACTGATGCAAAAATCAGCACAGACCAAAGATACATGTGGTATGTATGTACCCTTGCAGAAGTAACAAGCGGTAGTGGATATACATTTGGTGACATTTATTGGTAAGAAAGTAATATTTGGTGATTTAGGCGATACTGGTAAAGTAACCAGTATGGAAACAAATAGTAATCCAATTCAGATTGATAACCAAGTCAATGGTAAAATTTACATTTGGCGTTTTCCCAATGGATCAAGTTCAGGTATTGACACAGGCGCAAGCAATGCAATCACAATTATGAGTGATAGTAGCACCGGTGGTGGTATCCCAGATGGCGAACGTTGGGACGGTGGATCAAGCCCATCAACAAGTATCTATACGTCAAATGGTCAAAGCGCAACAATGACTGATACTGCATTTATGATTGTGCGTGTAGAATTCAATCAAGACGCAGGTACTACTGGTTTAGGCGCACTTAATATTGAACTTACAAACAGTATTGAAAAGCCAGGTGAAGTGATCGTTATGGTTGTGCTATCTCATTAGCAAATATTGATACCGCAAGTTTAACAACATTAGATGCATATAGTGATGAATTAATTACATTTACGCCTGTTGGTGGTGGCTCAGCAACACAAGCACGTTATCGTATCAATGGTCCTATCAACACAGGTACAAACTGTTTAGACAATTTGCAACAGTTAATTGATGCATGTGATAGTTGGTTACAATATAGTGAACTAACAGGTCAATGGAAAGTTGTAATTAATGCACCATGGGATTGGGTACCAAGTGGTCCTACACCATCAATTACAACATTATATCAAGTCAATGACAATAATTTGATTGGTGGTATCAACATCAATCCATTAGACTTGAACTCAACATTTAATCAATTAGAAGTTCAATATCCAAACACAAACATTAAAGACCAAACAGACTTTAGACTTATTCAGTTGATTGATTATGTGCCTGAAGTTATTAGTGAAAACGAAGCAATTAATACATTGACTGTACAGTTCCCGCAAGTTAATAATTATATTCAGGCATTATATATTGGTATTCGCAGACTATTGCAAAGTCGTGAAGACCTTGTTATTGATTTTACACTTGACTATAGTGGTATACAAATTGAAGCAGGTGATGTAATTTTAGTCAGCGCAGAACAATATGGTTGGGAATCATTTAATGGTAATTATGGTAAATTCTTCCGTGTATCACAAGTACAAGAAGCCAAACTTGAAGATGGTAGTTTAGGCGCACGTATTACTGCATTTGAATACAATGATTTAGTCTATGTTGATAATGCATTACAAGATTTTGTGCCAGAAGGTAATTCAGGATTAACTAATCCAAACATTATTGGAACTCCTGATGCACCAATTGTTACATTAGATTTGGCTAATACGATTAATACCATGGCTGTTTCAGGTAATGTACCTACAGTTGGTAGTGTATTGATGATGGACTTTAATTATGGTAATACCAGCAATAGTCAACAACATGTAAGATATACCACAGTCAATAGTTCTGATGGTAATCCATTTGCTGCCAATACAGTATTAACAATCAATAGTACAGATTTACCTGCAGGCAATTTATATTGGTCTGTTACTGCTAGAAATTATCAAGCAGGTGCATTAAGTCCTGCAAGCAATCTTGTTGTATGGCCAGGTAATGGCGTATCAACAAGCAACACATATAATGCATGTAACGCAAGTAGTAGCGGTACATTAGTAACAAGTGATGCAATTGCTAACTTGTTAGTTGGTGGTTATGTTTATGTAACTAGTGGTACTGGAACATTAGTTGCAAATACCACAGTTGCAAACATCGTTAGCAACACACAATTTAACTTAAGCGCAACACCAACTGTTGCATTAAGTGGTGCATGTATTGAAATCAAATATGGTGGTGTAACTGGTAATAACATTCAAAGCAATACGGTTACAAGTAACAAT